AATTCCACCATGCAGACGCCTCATCAAACGTGCCTCGCAAACTGGAGCCAAACCCTTTTGCGGCTTCGCGGGCAGACGCTTCTGAAGTCTTGTATGAGTCGCTGGCGCTGGTGCTTGCCGACTTCAACGCGCCAGTACGCATGTCGTTAGCGTCAATGTTGAGCTTGCCTGTCTCGGTAACGTCTTGGCTTCGCAAATTGCTTAGTTTTTCAACTTCACCAACGGCCATATTGAACCCATCGATGCTAGATTTCCGTGCCGCCTGCCGTCTCCACTCCATTTTCTCAAGGGTGAGGTCGTTGTTGAGGGTGGAATCCTTCAAGCCCCTGTCGTAAAGGCTGGCGTCAGCCAAGCTGCCCTCACGGACAAGCGCCTTCTCCGCTTCGTCCATAAGATATGATGTGTACTGAGCGCCGCGTGCATTGATGGTGGCTGGATCAAGTGTGCCTGCGCTGCCGACTGTACCAAGGTAACTGTTGTATGCCGCGTCAAGCTGATCTGCCCCGTCGCTGCCAAGCTGCAAAAGTTTGTCTTGAATCATGTTGTTGCGCTCAAATGCGGCGTCGGCAATATCGCCCGAATCGTCCAGAAGACTTGACCCAAATGCGAACGCCTCTCCTGCTAATGCTCCCCAACCCATGTGCTTTCTCCTATGTCTGTATTACGTTGCCGAAGCCATCGCGCCGGTTTGATCGTTTAAGGTCTTGGTTCCATAAGGTGAGGTTTGTGTTTGCCCACCTCATCAATCCGGTGTCTCTGTCTTTCACTTGGCCAGTGTAGTTCGTATTGCTATCGCCATTGTAATCAAGGAGAAGGTTTGGAAAGTTGATCCTGTCTTCATCTTCGCTTGTTTCAGATTGTACTTGATACTGAGGGGCCATGGTAGAAACAGAGGTGTTAGAGCGAGATGCCGGTTCGTTGCCATCCCCGCCGAATACGCCGTCCCAGTTTACTTTGTCTGGGCCGCCAGCATCACCACGAGGATTATATCCACCTTCACTAAAATCAAAGTCAGCGAAGTAGTTCAAGACATCGTCACCAAATTCGTTGACGCCAAGTATATCACCGAGCTTACCGGGCATTAGATCGCCTGTGACAGCGGTTCTAGCGCCTCCGTATCCTGCACCAAGGAGAGGGTTGATTGCGCTTACCCCCAAACCAAGCAAGCCAGCAGCGTTGGAGCCCATAAAGTTGTCGTCGTCGGCGGTGTAATTGCCGGTCTTTGGATCGATAGACAAACCGTCCAGCCCAAGGTTTAGACCGGGATCAAAAAAGTCTTTAAGACCATCAAAAAAATTGCTGGCGTCTGCGTAGTTATCATCAATTCTACGTAAAGTATGGTAACCATTCTCTGACTTAAATGAAGGACGGTTTGGATCGGTATATCCGTAGTAGAAAGTATCAGACACTTGTCTGCCACTATTCTTGCCACCAAAGAAACTGGTGTAAGCATCCCCGATAACATCGAGAGCATCACCGTATGCATCAGCGTCATCTGAGGATAACCCAAAATCAAACATACTGGATGCGCTACCGACATTAGCTCCTTTGGCGGTGCTATACGTAGTTAGCCCCTCAATCCCGGTGGGTTTCTGATCGCTTTGTGGAGAGGTTTGTCTGTCGTCACGCGGTTCGGAGTATGAGACACTGGCACCATCCATACCTCCGGGATCGCTATCACCACCATAGGAGTCATCGGCACTATCCATACCTCCGGGATCGCTGTCGCCAACAGAAGATGAACCGGAACCATCCATACCTCCGGGATCGCTGTCGCCAACAGAAGATGAACCGGAACCATCCATACCTCCGGGATCGCTGTCGCCGCCACCAAAACCATAAAACTCAAGGAAGCCTGTCTCTGGATTCGTGGTTCCCGATCCACCAAATAACTTTAGCAGGCGAGCCTCTAAGGGATTGATGTGGGCAATGAGTGTATCGCCATACCGCCCTGCATCTTCTAGCTTCTTCATGGTCGGCTCTCCTTACGCGCTGATTGCAGCAATGGCCAAGGCAACGTCTAAGTCTACTGGAGATGATCCAGAACTGACCACGAGCTGTAGTGTCTTGGACGTTACAGAGCCATCTATCTCAATGGATGTTCCTAAAGATGTGTCCAGCTTTGTGCCTGTAGCCGCATGTGTCGTGCCAACAGGCGTACCATCTACAGAAATTTGCACGGAGCATGTTCCTGATGTCAGCTTAGTGACAATGCCGTCGATGCGGATTTTCTGAAGAAAGACAAATGACACGGTATATGTGGCGTTTGCTACAGAGCCAGCAATTGCATGGTGCATAGTGGTTAAAGCAAATAGGTCAGGGATTTCTGAGGTTGGAATCTTACCCGCGCTATCCAGTGAAGCAACGCCACTAGCTGCGCCTTGAAAAGTTTTTGGAATAAGATGGCTATCGTCGTAGGTTCCCCATTCCGTGGCTGTTCCAGTGCCGTTTACTTTAAGCAAGTTGGTTGCATTCGAGACATCAAACGGGGGGACATCACCGCCCACATCAATAAGTATAAATCCAGCTCCATCAAAAACTTTAAGGACGTTAGGTGAGACGGAGGTGTCTAACCAAAGGTCGCCAGAAGTCGCGCCAGTTGGTGTTGTAGCTGATACAAACATGCGGCCACGGTTGTTAAGAAGGGCTGTTAGGCCGTTGATTTTGGCTTGAGGGATGTCCGCGTCTGCAAGGGCAAGTTTCGCAAATGGGATTAAACCATTAGCATCTGTGTAGGCACTCTCTAACATCAGACCTATGACGTTTTGAAGTGATAGGTTCTCCACAACGATGATTGTGATCTTGTCATTGAGAGAGCAAGCCGAAACAAAGGTGATCGTGTCGCTGGTGTCTGAGGTGGTATAGTCATTTGCGCCACCCTCCTGCTGCATAATGCCGTTCTTCCAGACCAACAAGGTTTCGTCTGAATCATGAACGAATGCGAACACCGCTTGAGCCGCTGTTGATACTAAGTCAGAGCGACGATAGTTTGTCACCGAACCCGCACGCACTGTGATGAAGGTAACTTTCTCACCACCAGACATAGCGCCGACAAATGTAACCGTGCTGGCTACTTGGCTAATCGTGTAGTCAGCGGTCAGTGTTTGGAGTAATCCATCTTCTAAGACAAGAACGTCTTCGCCACTTTCAAATGCGTATGTGAATACGGTTTGAGCTGCGGTGGCTGTCTGGTCGCTCCGGTTGTGAAAGACTTCGCCCTCAATAGTGCCAACAGATGAGCCTGATGCCCCACGCAACTGCGCGAAGGTTGCCAAAGTTTTGAACCCGTCTGTAACGCCGACGAATTCGCCAACGCGAAACTGAAGGCCATCTACAGTATCAAATTTAAATTCAACGGGGCCATCGAATATGCCGTCAGCGTCAAAGAGCTTGGCTAGAAGCTCACTGATCGTGAAGTCTCCCAGCTCTGCTGAATTCAGGTAACGGACAATACCCTCGATCTCATCAGAGATGTTCCCTGAAGATTTGTAATTGCCGGGGTGTAACTGACGGAGACGGGCCATGATTAGGATTCCTTTTTCAAGTCTATTGCTATGGCCATGATTTCTAGTGGGCCGGTGCTGGAGGATTGAATGCGTATTTGAAGGCCGCGATACCGTGCAAAGAACGGCATCTCGTATTGTCTGAATAAGATGTTGTCTGAGAAGTTGTTGTCGTCTGAACCTGAGTCGTCGATCTCGACAGTAAACTCTTCGAGTAGTTGTGACCCGTCATCATAGAGAGAGACTTCGAGCGTGCCTGATCCTGATGCTTGAATAACAACAGCTCGGCTTTCTTTCGTTTCTGTGGTGGAGCCATGCCAGATTATTGGCAACCACAAGTCCATGTCACCAGACGCATCCTTAACTGAAGTATCTTGCAAGCCTTTGTACGTGATAGCTCGGAGAAGAACATTATGAGCCCCGCCGTTTGAGCCGTACACCAACTGGCCAGCGAGGAACTCTCCGCACTGAGCCTTGAGGTGTGTGCCTTCTGACCATGTAAACAATTCTTCCTTGCCACGCATAGTGATAGTAAGACGCCGAGCTGATGCTCCGCCATACTGTGGAAAGAAGATGTGGTACTGGTCTTCGTCTGGATCAAAGACAGCATTAATCTCATCGTGGTTCTCTACTGATTTAACGAGCTCACGATATAAATCTTCGACCTTTGAACTAAGAACGTTGGCGGTCATGTATATGCCGTTAGCGTCTGAGCGTGTGACAGAGTGAATGCCATAGCGAGAGCAGAATAAGAGGCTATTGTTTGCTGCCGTGATAGTGCGATGAGATACGCAGCCAACGTGGATGTTGGCGTTCTCATCAATAGTGATGTTGTTTAAATTCTCGTCGATCTTGTAGACCAAGCACCGATCATGGGTAAAGACAGCCAAGCGGTTTGTCTCAAACATTCCAATGCCATTGATCTCTTCCGCTGCACCAATAAGATTGCGGACATCGATAGTGACGGCTTTGGTCACAGATGTAGAGTTCAGTTCTTCTTCTTTCTCGAACACGTTGCCGTTGCGCACGCGGCTAATATGGACTTCGGTTGGTGCTTTGGGTATGCCAGAAACGACAAGACGGTTTTGAAGAGCTGTGCCAAAGGCGGGCTGAATAGATGCTCCGCCGTCAGCCCATTCAGTTCCATCGTATGTCTTCATGTCTTGACCGGCAGAGAAGACATATACCTTGCCAAGGAAGAGGGTCATAGACGCTATAGAATTGTTGGTGAACGCACTGCTATAAATGTGTCCGCGATCAGATTTGAGGGTGACGCCTCCGCCATCCTTCTGAGACCAGCACAAGCCTTCGCGGCTATAGAACTTCATGGTCTGAACCTTGTCGTTGTCGTCAGACCCCTTGCGTCTGTGGGTGTCTGGCTCCTTAACTATGCGACCACGCCAATCACAAAAGGCATTCTCTAATGCATATAGATGTTGTTCCTTGCCCGTGTCCATTGCGGCCCGATCACGCGAACGATCAATACCGCGAAAGGTGCGGTATACGTCAGCTTTTGATGGGGTCATATCAACGGAGTGATTACGGGCCATTAGATAGTCTCCGTCACAATACCCTCAGACGTAACGCCTGTTGGCAGTGG